AAGAAGCGGTAGAAAAGGGGTGATTGGGCAAGTCAAGAAGGGTGTCTTTCAGTTCCTCTATATAGACGAGAATAATTACTTTTGGAGTAGTGTTGATGATGTGCTTTTCCTTCCCCGCCTCGATCAGCTCCTGGCCGAAATAGGGAAGCATGATTACTGGTGGTCGCTTCACAAACTTAGAGGAAGAGATTTGTCACTAACTAATCCTGTTTACCAGGTAGTTATCAACAGAATAGATGAGGCAACAGGGTTCCCGTTACCAAAATACAGATTTAATGCCGACACCCCCGAAGATGCTACCGGACTTGCTCTTCTCTGGATTCTGGAGCGGGAGAAGGAGGAGACTTCCCCATGCTCAACCAACTGATTGACTGCCCAATCTGCAGCCATTTGGCTATTTGGAGTAAGTGGTTCCGGCGGTACTTCTGCCTGCATTGTGGGTGGGAGAGCGAACGAGAGAAGGCGATCCCTATGGGGCGATGAAATGCCCTGCCTGCGGGCGGGAAATGTTCAAGGTGTTTTCCGGGTACGAAATGACCATGTGGCGGTGCATGGAGTGCGAGAGGCTATATCGCTTTTACGAGTATCGCTACCGCGATGGAGAAATGACCAAAGTGACGGTTTGGAGGCGAGAGCAAAATGACCTGGTACGATCTGGTTAGAAAATACTTTCCAAATGCTAGCGACGAGTTGTGCGAGTATATCCTTTGGGAGCGGACATGTTTCCCTATTTGTGGCCGGGAGAAGGTGGAAAAACAACTGAGGGAACTAGCGAAAGAGGAAGGTGAAAAAAGTGCCCGAATGGTTGACTAACACGCTGGTAAATTTAGCCTTTGGGTTTGCCTTTGGGTATGCCATTGGCATAGCAAGGGCACTCAAAGCGGAAAAGGCGTTGTTGGAAGCGGAAAATGAACACTTGTACGAAGAGAACGAAAAACTTAAAGGTTTAATTACCGCGCTAGACAAGCAGGCAATGGAGCTAAAGGCGGCCCTAGACCAGCAACCACTGAGGTAGTGGCGATAATGCGCTGCAAACAATGCGGATCGCCGCTAATTTGGGGGTGGAGCAAACTTCTGCGGCGGCGGGTGAGGTTGTGCACGGTATGCGGACGTGCGGATTATCTCGACAGGTGGACGGGGTTGCTGAAAGTGCTGTGGCCGGGGAAATGGAGGCAGGCGGTTTGATTTTAGTTGGCGAATATGTAGAGTTTCGGCAACCAGAAGTGTGGCTGGTCCTGGTGAGGCGGTATCTCTGTTTCATCGTGGACTGGGCGCGAGTGATGGAGGAGCGGCCGAAAAGTGGCATTGGTGGATTGTTGCCTGGAGAAAACTATATGGAGGTAATTTAGAGTATGGCAGAATATTTCTATCAGCGTGACTTTGAAGAAGTCAACCGGAACTATAACGAAAAGTCGTTGCTTTTACTGATCGAGTATGCAGAAAGTAAAGTAAAAAACGCCACAGAGTACCTAGAGGCACTAAAAAGACAACTTGAAGTAGTTAGACAGACGCAGTTTAAGTATGAAGCCTATTTCCACCGCCGAAAGGGATACAACGGCAGAGTGAAGTATTACGTCGGGGTTAATAAAATTCCGCAGGTGGAAGGTGTTAGGCCGGTAACTATATCTTCGACGACGCGCGTTTTCGGTGGCAAGGAGAAAAAGCAGGCGCAGGAGTACGCCCGGAAACTGGCGGGAGATTACGGAGCGGAGATTGTAGAAAGCGGGTTCTAAGGATCATGGAGGAGCGGCCGAAACCGGGCCGCGGCGGACTGCTGCCGGGAGAAAGGGCGGTGAATTGGTGATGTGCCGCATTTACAGAAGCAAAAAGGGGGATTATATAAGGCTGTGTTATCGCTTTGGTCCCAGGAAAGGGGAAAAGGTTTACTTCACCGGTGATCCGCCGCTTACCGCATCGGGGCATTATTATCAGGGTTATTCGGGTAAAAAGACAAGTAGCGGCAGGCGAAAAAAAAAGAGACGCTGTTTACGGTGCGGTACTCCTGCGGTATCGAGGCACGAGGTGGTATGTGAAGCTTGTAAGAGAGAGACAGAAAATTACACGCCGCGAGCATAAATACGCGCGGCCGCGCGTAAAAAAACAACCCCGCACCCGGGGGTCTGGACAAAAATTATTTTATTTGGAGTGGTGAATATGACAAAGAAAGAAATTTTGATTATGCAAACCGAAGAAGTTTTAACAAAAATAGAGGAACTATTAAGGGAATATGAATTAAATATCTGCCCGTATGGTCATCGGATAAATTTTTGCCCACAGTGCGGAGAAAAGTTAATTAGTGAAATCAACAAACAAAGTTATGAAAGAATAGTAGGTTTAATTGCTGAGTTTAAAGAGCAAATGCGAATCAAATTTAACCAGAGCGATAAATGGCAAATTCGGAAGGAAATATGTGAATTAGCAGGCTTGGATTTTGATGTAATTTTTCCAGAGGTGGAAATTGGTAATATGCGACAAAGAAGAGGTTATAGTGCGGAGAGGTTATTTAATAAGTTATTGTGCGATAATAAGGGCGATATTATAAAAGTAGCAGAAATACTTAAAAACACAGAGCCTGAAAGATTCGTTGGGATGTTTGTAGGAGGGGGTTTTACTAGATTATCAAGTAAGATTGTAGAGATATTAAATTCTGCAAGATTAAGTAATAAAAAATAAGGCCGATTCCGGCCCCTGGACATGCACTCTAACCGTAGCATAACACGCTACGGGAAGAATGTCCAGGGAGGGATGGAACATGGCTATCATAGAAAAAGCTTTGTTTCGCAAGGTTGAGTATGAGCTATACAACTACCAAGCGCACGTTAAAGAGTTAAACGAACTGCGGGCAGAAATATTGCAGGCCGGGCCAGAAAAGGCTGAATTGCCATATCTGAGAAGCAACATTGCTTCAGACACGACCGGCAAAAAAGGCGTGAAGCTGGCCGAGGTCACGGAAAGCGAGCAGGCGCGTTGGGTTGAGGTAATTCACGATTCCCTGCGGCTGTTGCCGAGGGAACTAAAAATGCTGGTGAAATATAAATATTTCGAGGGAATGAGGAACGAAAGAGTAGCAATGAAACTGCACATATCGCGGTCGCTGTTTTACGAATGGCGGGAAGATGTGATAATTCGGATCGTGTTGCTGGCTACACAGAGAGGACTAGTGAAGCCGTTTAGGGAAAAGGAACAGGTGGGAAAAGCAGGGTAGAACAGGCAGAAGAAACATTTTCTGGGAAAAAAAGTAATCAAGGCCAAATAAATAAAGCGGCTTCGCCGCTAAAAGTAATACTTCGACAGGAATATCGGATTCTCCTGCTGGTTAGGAAAAACTTTTTGGGGTGATCATGGTGTTTAACTTTTCGATATGGGCAGATCTCCTTGCTTTGAGGTGTATTAACTGCTTTGGACCTCTAGGTAACGAGTTTTACTTTAAAGACGGAAGATGGCATGCAGTATGTAAAAGATGTGATATAGAGTACCCGCTGAACGATAATGGAACTATTGATGGGGCATTTGTTAAGGTATAGAAAAGCGTCCAACCCTACGGCAACAAGGGTTTGCGGGTTTAAAAATATCCAGGACTTTTTTGTAAGAATTTCATGGTATAATGATATACAGAGGCCGTCCGCGAGGGCGGCTTTAATATTTGCGTCCCTAGCGTTGCAACGCTAACGTTAGCACTGGGGGGAGTGATTAGCATGCCAGTGGGATACTCTACCCGGTGTAAGGTGTGCAATCACCCGCGCCGGGAGGAAATAGAAAAGTGGCACTTGGAAGAGGGTATAGCTTATCGGGAGATAGAGCGGCGGCTGAACGGTAAGATTACTAACCCGGCTATCCGCCGTCACTTCCTGGAGCACTGCAATGTAAAAGAGGAAGCAGCAATCCGCTACCGCGCGGCCCAGGAACAGTTCGAGCAGGTTGTTACTAAGCGTGTCAGCGACTTAGAAAGGTTAGATGACTCCATCGACAGGGCCCACCGTCTGAGCGCGGCAGCGGAAGAGCAGATAAGCGAGATACTACAAAACAAAGCCAAGCTGCCAAAAACGCTGGTTGATATCTATGCCGCAGCGTCCACTGAACTGCGGCAAACGGTAAAGGTAAAGCTTGAACTCCTGGGCGAGGACCCGAGTACGAGGCTGGCAGATGCGCTGGCCGAGTTGTGGAATGTTGATTCTGAGTAATAAGCAGAAGCAGAAAGTAGCCGAGGTACTAAGACGTTGCCGGCAGGATAAAGCATTTTTTGCAAAAAAGTTCTTGGCAGTAGAGTTGACACCGCGGCAAATTGAGGCTCTAACGTTGGGCGGCCAGGTGTCGGTCAAAATAGCGGGTAGGCGGTTCGGCAAGTCACTAGTAACCTTGGCCGACATACTCCACGAATGCGCTACGAAGAAAAGGCAGCGCTGGTATGTTACGGCACCCAGTATTGACCAAGCTAAGATATACTTTTATGAACTTGAGCAGCGGATGGAAAGCCCGTTGCTCTCGCTTTTGATACCGGAAAAAAACTTTAAATGGTCGCCGTTTCCCGAAGTGACGTTAATAAACGGTAGCAAGATAATGGCCCGCTCTACGGCCCGCGACGGCGTTTACCTGCGTGGCAAAGGCGCGGACGGCGTAGCGATTACCGAGGCAGCCTTTGTCAAGGACAAGGTTTACAATGAGGTCATCCGGGCGATGGTGCTGGACAGCCTGGGCAAAATCCGCGTGGAAACCACACCGAACGGCAATCAGGGATATTGTTACCAGCTCTACCAATCCGGCCTCAAGGACATCGACGGGTATTACAAAAGTTTTCACGCCACAGTATTTGATAACCCCCGGAATTCGTGGATGACGACACAGTTGTTTTTCCCTGGTCAGTCCTACAGGACGTGTTTGACGACTACACCCCGAAGGGAGAGCGGGAACAAGGACGCAGGTACAGCATCGGTGTTGACTTAGCCAAATACCAGGATTACACAGTCATAACAGTGCTGGACATTGCGGAATTGCCTCATAAGGTTGCTGAGTGGCATCGTTACAGAAATAGGCTTTATGGCGATGTGGTGGCTCATGTAAATGAGCTTCAGGAAAAGTATGGAGCGCGTGTTTACCTCGATGCCACGGGCGTAGGTGATCCGGTGGCCGAGCAGGTGAGAAACTGCGAACCGTTTGTGTTTACACAAAGAAGTCGGGACGAACTGATCTCGAACTTGATAGTACTGGTAGAGCAGAAAAGGCTGCTCTTGCCAGCTTCAAACACGATACTACGCGATGAATTGCGATTCTTCAGCCGAGTGAGGCACGGAATGAGCGTTAGGCCCGAAGCGCCCGAAGGTAAATATGACGACTGCGTAATGAGTTTGGCACTCGCCTGCTGGGCGATGAGGATCGGTAAGCAAACTTCAGTTCTCTTACCCGTCGGCGTTGACGGCGAGAGCCGCTGGAGGCGATAAGTTTTGGCACAGACAAACTTACTATTGGAATTGGGAAGTACAGGATTATCCCGCTGGGGCGGTTACGTCCAAGAAGAATGGCTACCCGAGCTCCAGGGAACCAAAGCGATCCGGGTCTACAAAGAAATGCGCGATAATGATCCTGTAATCGGTGCCATTCTCTTCGCGATAAAGATGCTCTGCCGCCAAGCCACGTGGCGAGTAGAGGCGGCGGGCGCAAGCAACGCTGACAGGAAGGCGGCGGTGTTTCTCGAATCGTGCCTCTATGATATGTCTACGTCCTGGCAGGACACTATCAGCGAAATCCTTTCTATGCTGGTGTTCGGCTGGTCCTGGCACGAGATAGTATACAAGCGTCGCACGGGAGACAGCCGTGACCCGACTAAGCGCAGCAAGTACAATGACGGGAAAATCGGCTGGCGCAAACTCCCGATCCGGGCGCAGGAGACGCTCAACGAATGGATATTTGACGACGACGGCGGCATTCAGGCAATGAAACAGCTTGCGCCGCCGGATTACCAGATTAGGGAAATCCCGATCGATAAATCGCTACTTTTTCGGACGGAGGCAACTAAAGGTTCACCAGAAGGGCGCAGCATTCTGCGCAACGCTTACAAGCCTTGGTATTTCAAGAAAAACATCGAGATCATTGAAGGCATAGGCATCGAACGCGACTTGGCTGGGTTGCCAGTGGTATGGGTTCCACCGAATATAGCTTCACCGCAAACAGAAGAAGAGAGATTGGCCCAAAAGAAGTTCAAGGAAATGGTCACAAAAATACGTCGTGACCAGCAGGAAGGTATTGTCATGCCGCTGGCTTACGACGAGAAAGGGAATAGACTGTATGACATTCAATTGCTTTCGACGGGAGGCAGGCGGCAGTTTGACACTAGTGCTATTATCCAGAGGTACGACACCCGGATTGCCCAGACCGTACTGGCGGACTTTATCATGCTGGGGACGCAAAAGGTAGGTAGCTACGCTTTAGCAAGTTCTAAAACTAATCTGTTCGCCGTGGCTATCGGTGCATTCCTGGACGAAATCGAGGACGTGTTCAATACCCACGCGGTACCGAGGCTGTTCAAGCTTAACGACTTCAAGGTTGAGAACTACCCCGAGCTTCGACACGGGGACATTGAAGACGTGGACCTGGAGGAATTGGGGAACTTCGTGCAGAAATTATCAGGTGCTGGCATGCCGCTATTCCCGAATAAGGAGCTTGAGAAGCACCTGCTCGAAGCGGCCAATCTGCCAAGCGGGGGAGTTGATGAAGAGTAATGTTCAGAGCGAGGCCGCCTAGCCGAAAGCAACCGATTCTTAAAGCAGTGAAGCCCGAAGACCCCGAATGGAAGCTACTCCACCGCGTGGCAGATAGTAAGCTGGATAAGGTTAAGAGGGCTTTTCTTCTCGCCATTGCCGCCACTCAGAAAAAGGTAGTGGTGGCGAGGATGGCCGAGGCCCTTCAGGCCGGAGACCTAGCTTCTGTGGAAAACATGATTGACTGGGCTGCGTTCGGTGCAGGGTTCGGAGTCGTAAAAGACGTTTTCCGGGAGATCGTAGACGAAGTGGGAAAAGTGACGGCCCGGAGGTTGAGTGAGAAGCTGAAAGTGGAGCTGCGCTTCGACCTACTCAATCCCCGGGCGGTCGAGTTTATAAACCAGCACACCGGAGAGCTGATCACGCAGATAACCGAGGAGAGCCGCCAGGCTATCCGGGCGATAGTCCGGCAGGCATTCGAAGAAGGCGGTCACCCGTATGAGCAAGCCAGGAAAATACGAAACTACATCGGGCTGACCGAAAGGCAGATGCGGGCGGTGGACAACTACTGGAGGCGGCTGATTGAAGAAGGGTTGCGGTCAGATAAACGCGTGAACGAGATGGCCGACAATTACGCAAAGCGGCTGCTGCGGAGAAGAGCAGAAACGATTGCGCGTACAGAAACCATGAAGGCTAGTAATTATGGGGCTTTTGAGGCACATAACCAAGCTCTTGATGCGGGATTGCTACCCCCAACGGCAGAAAAGGAATTTATTGTTACTCCAGATGACAGATTATGTGAAATTTGTGCACTATTGGACGGGCAGAGGAAACCGTTAAACGAACCATTTGATACAGAGTTAGGACCGATCATGGTTCCTCCTGTACATGTTAATTGTAGATGCACCTATGGGATAACAGGGTTAACTTGATATAAAATTTAAGTGGCGGGATAGGGACTGCAGCCCGACAAGCGGTTTTTTCCCGGACCGCTTCCCGCTTGGTGTTTAAACTTACGGGAGCGACACTACGGGAGGTGTCTAAATCATGCCTGTAACCGAAATCTGTATCCAGTGCGGGAAGGTATTTACACATCCACCTTCAAGAAATCAAAGGCACTGTAGTGATGAATGCGCTAGAAAAACTCAAGCTATTAATCGCACAAAAACTGAGACTAGGGTGTGCATAGTGTGTGGTAAGGAGTTTACAGTTTCAGGTGCAAAGCAGCGTCGTCGAGGCAAAGTATGCAGTTATGAATGTCTTTGCAAATTTAGAACAGGTAAAACTCCTGCTAACAAATTACCGCGCGAGAACCGAAAATGTAATGTTTGTGGCAAACAATTCGAGGTAGCAATTAACTCGAAACAAAAATATTGTAGTCGTGATTGCGCTGATAAAGCAAGGCGGGGGACTAAGGCGTGGAACAGTGGTACTGCAACTAGGGTTAAAGTTAAGTGTGAGTGGTGTGATAGAGAGATCGAGATTAACCCGATAAGACAACCTGATTTTCGTTTTTGTTCGAGGAAATGCCAGGCCGAAGCTAAAAGTGCAATTAAAGGTGAAAAGCACCCTCTTTATAATCGAATTGAAAGAACCTGCGAATGGTGTGAAGCCAAATTTCTAGCAAAACCAGCCAAAATCAAGGCAGGCGAGGCGCGTTTTTGTTCTAGAGAGTGCTTGGGCGCCTATACTACGTGGAAGCAAAATGGCAGGAGTTCTTCCTTAGAAACAATAGTAGAGGTATATTACAGGAACTTGGATACGAATATGAAGCGCAGAAACCGCTTGGTCCTTGGCGCGTTGATTTTTATCTTCCAAGCCTAAATTTGGTAATCGAGTGTGATGGCAGCTATTGGCATTCTCTCAAGAGGGTAGTTGCTAGAGATAGGCAGAAAAATGGCTGGCTTTATAAGAACGGTTTTAACCTACTTCGTTTGCCCGAAGAATCGATTCACGATCTCGATGCTCAAGCTTTAGAGCATTTAATTATGCAAGCTATGCAGAAGAGGGCCTAATGCGGAGGCGATCATAGATGCCAAGTAAAGAGTATCTCGAATCAGCTTTGAACGAAGCCAAGAAGCTTCTCCCAGACTGGGCCTGGAAAACTATACACCAAACTGCTTTACCTATTTCCGGCGGCAAAGCCCGCTGGCGTGAGCCGGAGGAACCGTCGTTCCTTGAGAAAATGGCGCTTCGAGAGATAAGACCAGAAAAGCTCAAGGATGTGTCAGATGAAGAGGTTTTAAATATCTGGCGCCGACTCCATATGTGGTACGCCAACGCGAAGAAACGCAAAGACCCGGTCGAGGACATAGTGAACGCTGCCGTTTGGGTCATGGAAGAGTTTGAACACTGCGGCTTTAACTACGACGAGGACAGCGAATTGGTACAGGAGGCAAAAAAGCTCCGTGACGTGAAGAAGAGCCAGAGCCTCGAAGCGAAGCTGGCAGAACTGCCTAATGAGGTTGTCGTAGTGCCAAACTTTGTCTGCGTAGTCGGCTCGTCAGTCACGGATAAAGAAAACCCAGAAGATATTGATGTATTGTTTCGGGCCGACCGCGATGAAAGCGGTGATAACTTTCTGGTGCAGGCACAGAACGTATGGCTACCTGTCCGCAAAGTGCTTGACCCGGAAAAGAAGGGGCTGCTCCATTATATCGATGGCCCCACTGGGCCGCATAGTAATCACCTGCCCATCTTTGATTTGGTGCTGAGGCGTAAGGCCGAGTTTAAGCGGGAGGTAATAAAGGGACTAGATAAAGTTAAACTCGATCTAGGGTGTAACGGAAATAAACCTAGTGATGAATATATCGGCATCGATAAAGAACCGGGTCCGCAGGTGGACGTGGTACATGACCTTGAGCAGGGCATACCCTATCCGGATAATAGTGCAGACGAGATCCGTGCAAACCACGTCCTAGAGCATCTGCCCGATAAGGAACAGGCCATGTCCGAAATCTGGCGGGTCTTGAAGCCCGGCGGTAGGTTTGTCTTTGAAGTGCCGAGCACGAAGGGCGAAGGTGCATTTAACCATCCTGGGCATAAAAGCTTCTGGAACAAGTCAACATTTGCCTTTTGGACGCAGGACGACTTACTAGAAGGACGCCCGAAGTTCGAGGTTGAGAAGCTGGAAGAAACCCAGAACGGCGATTTGGTATATGTGCGGGGGGTGCTGAGAAAACCGGAGACGGTGAGCAAGGCTGGACTAGCACCGTTCCAGAAGTTTATTCCGCCGAAGCCTTCTTTAGCCGGTTATACAGAAGCATACACAATTGAGGAATTATTAGACTGGGCGAAAGACCGCTGGCCATTGGCTATCGAGCCGAAACACAATGGTTACCGGGTGGTAGTAGAAGGCAAGAAGGGCAAAGGCACCCGTCTTTGGTTCGAGGGACAATACGGCAAAGACCAACTGCACAAGTTCCCTGAAATCAAGGCAGCCTTAGAGAAGCTGGATGCCGACTTCATCTTGGACTGCGATCTAGGAATGCTCCGCGACGGTAAGCGCGTGGCCCGGCCCGACTTGATGAAGTTTAATCAGCAAAGGCCGAAGTTTGCCGAAAACGAAACGCCTGTCTTGACGGTCTTTGACGTGCCGTATTGGAAGGAGGATTTGAGTGACAAGCCCTTCAGCGAGCGGCGCAAAGTACTAGAGTCCCTGCCGCTGAAAAAGCCGTTGCTGGTATCGCCGCTTAAATGGTGCAAGACGCCGCAGGAAGCGAAAGTTGCGGCTCGTTGGGCTTTTGACCAGGACCGTTCGGAGGGGCTGGTGGCTAAGACTGCAAGCGGAAAGTATGAATTAGATGGCGATACTGACGAGTGGTTTAAGCTGAAGCGGGTTATTGAGCTAAAAGTTATCGTCCTTGACAAGCAGAAAACGAAAGCAGGCGCGTACAACTATTGGGGCGGGCTTCTGCCCAGTGTTGGCATGGAGTGGCGGAATACTCGCAAGTTAGATGGTAAAGAGTACATCGATTTAGGTAAAACGTTTTCAACTAACATAACGGCCCAGGTTAACGATATTATAACGGTCGAAGTGTTGGAGCTTATCCCGGATGAAGAGAAAAAAGAATTAGCGTGGCTGGGTGCCAGAGTTATTGATGTAGACAAGACCCGTAAAGAACCATATACTGCCGCCCAGGCTATAGACATAGCAAAACGCGGCCAAGTGCTTCAGAAATCGGCGCAGAACATAGTCCCCAGCCGAGGGCCTAAGAACGCAAAACTGGCTTTTGTCGGTGCTTCCCCTGGCCGGGTAGAAGCGGCTAGAGGAGAGCCATTTGCAGGTCCTAGCGGAGAGACGTTCAAGGAACGTTCAAGGAACTTTACCTTAAACCGCTTGGCCTCAAGCCCGATGAAGTGTTTCTCACTAACGCAGTCCCGCTGTTCCTGACGGACGATAGAGGCAGGGTGAGGGAGCCTAACGAACAGGAAATAGAAGAGTGTCGCGACTGGCTGTTTGGCGAATTAGACAAGGCTAACCCACAGATCATAGTCGCGCTAGGCCAGACCGCCAAATCCGTTCTAGGTGACAGAGCGGATTTTGTTTTGCCGCACCCGATGGCAGTAAGACGGTTCGGTGACAGCGGAGAGGTAGCGAGGAAGATTAAGCAAATTAAACGTACACTAGAGCAAGTAAAGAAAGCTGATCGCCTAGGCGAAGAAGGCGACACTAGAGCAGAAATAGCGGAGAAATTGTATGAAGAAGAATGGCATAACATGTACCCAAAATCCGGACGTGGTAAGTGGGTCTACCAAATGCATTGGAGAGGGTTAAGCGAGGAAGAAACGAAGTTAAGCCACGAAGAACTGCTTAAAACAAATCACTCGGTTCATGGAGATTTAAGACTTGAAATAGATGGCAAGACACTTTGGGGTTTCTCGGTATTTGAAGGCGACACCGAAGACATCCGCAAGACAAAATGGGGAAGCAAGCTGCTTGAGCTGCCTCCCGATGACAGCTTACAGGGGCAGTTCAAGCTTTATCAGCCTCATGCGTGGTTAACTATAGCGCACGAAAAGCCTTATATATCTGAGCCAGGAGGTGCAGGATCAACATCAAAAACTTACAGTAAGTTTTTTGAGCTTGACAGCGGAGAATATGAATTTTCCTTCGCCCGCGAACACGGGCGAGAGCTGTTTATGCATGGTAATAAACTTAAAGGTCGGATATTAATTCAATATGCCCCGATGGAACAGGGGCGAAGGATATGGCTAATAAAACGGCCAAAATCGCAAGAACCATATACTAAAATCCACAAACTTGCTGATGTTATAAGCGAGTTGAAGCAAAAAGGACAAAAGTGGTTATTATGGGCTGATGAACCAGGGAAGCCCGTACAAAAGATTAATGTGACAAAAGCAAAAGTTACTAAAGAGTACCAGGCTCCGATCATTAAAATCGATCAGCCCCAACGAATTGTGTATGGTGTAGCGTTGGATCCCTACCAAGTTGATTCCCAGGACGACTGGGTAAGTCCAGCAGATGTTGAGCAGGTGGCACATAATTGGCTGATCAAATCTCGTTTGTTAGGCTACCGACATCATAAGAAGGCCGATGCTGTGCCTGTCGAGAGTTATCTATTCCCGTACCCCTCATATGATGACTGGCAGAAGGCGATGGAAGGGAAGTCACATAGGGCGTACAGGGTTAAGTGTGGCGAAGAGATATTCCATTCCGGGGCATGGATTCTCGGCAGTAAAATTCAGTCCGATGGATTATGGAAAGAGGTCGAAGAAAGAAGGCTAACAAGTTATTCTGTTGGTGGTTTTGGCGTGAGGACCCCAATTGACAAACCAAAGTTACCGGAAGTGGAGTTTATTGACATCCAAATAGCGTAAGAAGGTGGTTATGTGTACCAATTAAGTGATTTAGAAATTCCAGAAGTTAGTCTTGTACCAAGAGGCGCTGTAAAAAAGCGCTTTTTTATTTACAAATCCGAGGAGGGAAGTCTTATGGAAGAAATTTTAAAAGCTGTGCTTGAAACAGAATTAGAGGATGAAAATAAGGTAGATGAAATCCTCAAGGCTGCAAAGCTGAGCGACAAAGCACGAAACGCTGTAAAAGGTGCGCTCAGGCTACTCAATGCATACAAGGATGAGCTACCGAGAGACATAATGAAGACCCTGGCAAACCTGGCCGGATATGGTTATCCCGAACCAACGGGAAAAGCCGGGGATAAAAAAGACGAAAAGGATGACAAAAAGAAAAAATACGGTTATCCTGCTCCTACTAAAAAAGAGGACGGCAGTTGGGACTTTTCCGGCATCCCCGAAGAGGTCCGTCCTGCCGTAGAGGCCCTCTGGAAAGAGCAGCAGGAAGCCGTCAAAAAAGCCGAAGAGCTTGAGAAGGTACTGAAGGAAGAGCGCGACAAGCAGTTACGCAAGGAGTACATCCAAAAGGCTGCCGATGAGTTCGCTAACCTGCCGATCAAGCCGGAAGAATTCGGATTGGTGCTCAAGGGCCTGGCTGAAAAAGCGCCGGAAGAATATACTAAACTCGAAGGCGTACTGAAGGCGGCTAATGAGGCTATCGAGAAAGGTGCTCTATACGCTGAGATTGGCCGGGGCGGGATTCCTGCAGGCGATTCTGCTATCGCTAAGGTTGAAGCCATGGTGAACGGATTGGTGCAGAAGGACGCCAACCTGAGCAGAATGGACGCGCTGGCGAAAGTGCTGGCCGAGAACCCGCAGCTTTACGAACAGTACCGCAAAGAGACTGCGGTCAAGATCTAAGGAGGTAGATAACTAATGGCAACCGAAATGGCTGTATTTGACATCAGTGCGAAGGCCGAGAACGACCTGAGTTCGAAGCAGTACTACTTTGTTGAGCTGAGTGCCGCCGACCAGGTTGACGTCTGCGATAACGCAGCGGACAAGCCTATCGGCGTGCTGCAGAACAAGCCGACCCAGTACCACGCAGCACAGGTGAGAGTATTGGGTATCAGCAAAGTAGTGTCCGACGGTTCCAGCACAGCGATCGCCGTTGGCGATTACGTCGGGACAGACGCAAATGGCAAAGCGGTTAAGAAATCGTCTGACACCAACTATGTTGCTGGGATTGCGCTAGACGCTTCCTCTGCTGACGGTACGGTAATCCGCGTGCTGTTGACTGGACCATTTACCCTGAGTGTTTAAGCTGAAAAGGAGTGATTAAATAATGGCTAATCCTGTAGCAAGCACGCTTCACGTTGATCAACTGTTAACCAATATCTCTATTGCGTATAAAAACCCAGAGTACATCGCCGACCAGATCTTCCCGATTGTACCAGTTCAGAAACAGTCCGACATCATCCCGCAGTATGACCAGTCTCACTGGTTCCGGGATGAGGCCAAGCTGCGCGCGCCCGGCACAAAGTCCGCCGGCGGCGGGTGGAAGGTAACCACCACTGCTAAGTATTATTGTGACCGGTATTCGATCCGAAAAGAGATCGACGACGAAACTAGGAAGAATGCAGACGCGCCGTTCAACCTCGACCGAGACGCGACCGAATGGGTGACGGATAAGCTCCAGATGCGCCGGGAAGTTGCGTTTGCAACTGATTTTTTCACAACTGGCGTTTGGGGTACGGATAAGACCGGAGGTGTTGATTTTACTCAGTGGTCTGATTACGCCAATTCAAGCCCACTAACTGACATCGACAACTACAAAGACATAATAGAGGCGTTGATCGGCCGGGAACCGAACGCTCTAGTGCTGGGCAAACAGGTCTGGTTGAAACTAAAGTGGCACCCGGACCTGATCGACCTGATCAAGTACACTCAGAGGGGGCAAGTTACTGTTGACCTGTTCAAGGCTTTGACGGAGTTCGAGAAAGTGCTTATTGGCCGTGCAATCTACACCACATCCCCGGAAGGCACAGCCGAGGCTTCGGTTTCATATAGCCGTATCTGGGGCAAGAATGCTTTGATGATTTATGTTCCGGCTCGACCGTCCCTCTTGACGCCCGCTGCCGGCTATACTTTTGTCTGGCAGGTCGTACCCAACGCACTACAGTACATCAAGCGGATGCGTGATGAGGAGCGCGAGGTAGATATTATAGAGGGCAACACCTATTTCGACCAGAGAGCTGTCGGAACGAATGCCGGATTGTTTATGTCGGGGGCGGTAGCATAATGGTGAAAAAGTATTGGGCCAGGCGCCCTTTCGATTATGCGGGGAAAGAACTAGACCGGGGGCAAATCGTAGAACTGATTGGCGCAAGGAACGACGAGAAACTTGTCCGGCTTGGCTACGTCGCTCCGGTTGAACGGAAAGCCGAAATATATCAATGCGCTGTCTGCGGGGCTGAATTCATTGGCCTCGCAGAGCGCACCCACCACGGTGACAAACGGCACTCCGGCAAAGTACTGACACCGGAGGAAGAAGATAGACAGGCAGAGCGGGAGGAGCGCCTGATGGAGGAGCTTGCCCCGCTTAATACCCAATAGGAAGTGAGGGGTGAGCAATGAACCGTTTGACTAAAGGAAGGGCTTTGATCGGTGCTGTCACTACCGGAAAAATTACGATGAACAACGGCGAGACGATAGATAACGACACCGATGGGCTGATAAATGTCGACGGAAAGCTGAACTGCA